CAAAACTCAAGAGCTGTCTCAACAAAGAAAAACTATTGAGCAACAGCAGAGGGAGTTAGCGGAAAGAGATGCTATTTATGCACAGCTGTTACCGAAGATGGAAGCCCAAATATCGGGCGAATTGGCAAACGAGCCAGATTGGACACAGTTGTATGAAGATGATCCCGTAGGTTATGTTCGTGAAAAGCAAATCTGGGATGATAGAAAAGATAAACTGGCTGCTGCTCAAGCTGAACAGCAAAGGCTTCAACAAGAAGCGTTTACTCAACAGCAACAGCAATATGCACAAATAGTGCAAGAAGGACAGCAAAGACTTTTGGAAATCGTACCAGAATGGCAAAATCCTGAGACAGCGCAACAGGAAAAGCTAGCGATTCGTGAATATGGCATTAACGTTTTGGGGTATTCACCTCAAGAGATGGATTCTGTATACGACTACCGAGCATTACTTGGTTTAAGAAATGCATGGCTTAACAGTAAAACTGTTGAGGCTGTAAGGAAGAAACCAACGCAGAAAGCGAAAGCTCGTGTTGCAAGACCTGGTACAACGAACCGACCAAAATCAGTAGCCCCTGTGAAAAAAGCAAAACAGGTTTTAGCAAAATCTGGCAAAGTCCAAGATGCTGCTAAAGTTTTTGAACAAATATTAAAGTAATTTAAAGGAATATATTATGGCTAAAGTAACTAATGCTTTTGACACATATACGGCCACAGCTGATAGAGAAGATTTAAGTAATATCATTTACAACATCTCTCCGATGCAAACTCCGTTTATGTCCTCAATCGGAACAAGAAACGTAAAAAACGTAGTTTTTGATTGGCAAACTGAATCATTACCAACTCCTAGTGGAACTGGTCAACTTGAAGGTTTTGAACTTTCAAGAGCTGCCTCTACCGCTACTGCAAGAGTTAGTAATGTATGTCAAATCTCATACAGAGATGCAACTGTAACAGGATCGCAAGATGCTTCAGATGCAGCTGGTAAGAGATCAGAAATGGCACACCAACTAGCTATCATGGCTAAAGCACTAAAAAGAGATATGGAAGAAGCTCTATGTCAAAAAGGTGCTAAAACAACTGGTAATGCTACTACTGGAAGACAAACTGGTGGTTTCGAGTCTTGGATCACAACTAATGATTCAAGAGGAACTAATGGTGCGTCTACAGGTGGCGGAGCTGCTCCAACAGACGGTACTCAAAGAGCACTTACAGAAACACTTCTGAAAGACGTTCTTGAGTTAATGTTTGCTAGTGGTGCAGAGCCAAATCTTGCTATTTGTGGCCCTCACAACAAGCAAGTAATTTCTGGTTTCACAGGAAGATCGCAAGCTAGACAAATGGTTGATGCTAATACTGTAGAAGCTTCAGTATCTATCTATTCGTCTGACTTTGGTGAACTAAAAATAGTTCCATCAAACAGATCAAGAGAAAGATCACTTCTATTAGTTGATCCTGAATTTGCTAAAGTTTCTTACCTAAGAAGCTTCGATACTATCGACATAGCAACAATAGGTGATGCTGAAACTAAGATGATCGTAGTTGAGTATGGACTAGAAGTGAGCAACGAAGCTGCTCATGGTGTAGTTGCAGACTTAAGCGTATCTTAAGAGCTTAAATGAAAGGGGCTAGAACTTTGGTTTTAGCCCCTTTTTTTTATGAATAGTGTTAAAATTTAATAGTTATGGCTAAAAGAACTTTAATTGACAGTAAGATTAACTACTCACACGAATTTGCAACCGAAGATGATAAGGTTGTTTATCATACCCAACAAAATGTTGCACCTGTAATACAGCATTGCAAAACATTAGCAGAACATAAACCAGGTAAAGATTTTCGTCATGTCGCAGAAGTGCCTATGGTAATATATCAAAAGGCTTTACGAGAAGGTTGGGCACAAGATAACAAGAAATGGAAACAATGGCTTAACAATCCAGACAACAAATTATTTAGAACATGGGGCGGTAAGGTATGACGTATGCTGAATTAAAAACAAATATAGCAAGTTATCTAAATAGATCAGACTTAACATCTGATATAGATATGTTTATTGATAACACAGAAGGCGAACTTAACCGTAGGTTACGAACTAAAGATATGATTAAGAGAGCAACTGCTACTGCTGACTCACAATATTTATCTGTACCATCTGATTGGATGGAAGCTATAAACGTAGAAATAACATCTAATAACTTTAGACCTTTATTTCAACAATCTATTGAGTCACTAGACATTTACAGACAATCAAATAATAACGTAGCGGGAGAACCAATCTATTTTGCTTTGGTTGATGATTCTATTGAACTTGCCCCTACACCAGACACTAGTTATACATTACAATTAACATACTATGGATCGATTGATGCACTTAGCGATTCTAATACAACGAACTTTGTGTCTACAGGACACCCAGACGTTTATTTATATGGAGCTTTAAAACACGCATCAATCTTTTTAATGGAAGATGAGCGAGTGCCATTGTTTACTGCTCAGTTTGAAAAAGCATTAGAAGAAATGCGACTTGAACAAGAAAGAGCTGAGTTTGGTAAAGGTTCTCTGTTACAGAGAAGAAGAACTTATGGCAAAGCTAGGAAAAACATTTATTATTGGAATAATAATTAGGAGTTATTATGGCTGGATTTAGTGATTATTTAGAAGACAAAGTATTAGAACACGTATTTGGTGGCAATTCTTACACAGCACCAGGAACACATTATGTTGCTTTATATACAGTAGCACCTACCGATACTGGTGGTGGTACTGAAGTAAGTGGTGGTGCATACGCAAGACAAACCTCTACTTTTAACGTATCTGGTACTGATCCAACAACAGCAACAAACGCTGCTGCTGTTGAATACCCTACAGCTACAGCTAACTATGGAACTGTAGTTGCAGTTGGTATTATGGATGCTCTTACAAGCGGTAACTTACTTGCATACGCAAACTTGACTGCTTCTAAGACTGTATCTTCTGGAGATGTATTCAGATTTGACGCTGGCGATTTAGATATTACGTTAGCATAAGACCATGGCCTCAGTAGGCTACGGATATGGCATATACGGGAAGGCTGATTACGGTACTCCCGTTTATCACTTTGGCACAGCCACAATAGCACAAACGTCTTCAGCAACAGCTGTAGGTCGTTTTGTTATTACGGGTGCTGCCACTTCAGCACAAACTTCAGGATTTACCGCAACAGGTAGATTCGTCATTACAGGCGCATCTACAATCGCTGCAACTTCAGGACTTACCGCAGATAGCTCACTCATACTTGATGGTGTAGCTACGATTGCTGCTACCAGTAGCATGGCTGCTATTGGTACACAAATAGATTTAGGAGCTTCCACAATATCGGCAAGCTCTAGCATGACAGCCACAGGACACCAAATAGATCGTGGTGTGGTGTTAGGCCCAGCTATTTCCAACATGACAGCTACAGGCAGATTTACGGTAGCTGCTAGTGCTACAAGTGCTGGAGTATCAGGATTTACTGCGGTTGGAGGACAAATATTTATAGGTTCTTCTACCATAGCACAAAGCAGTAGTTTTTCTGCTATTGGTGGGCTAAAATGGTCTGAGCAAACAGTTCAGGCTGATACTTGGACAGATCAGACGGTTACGACAGAATGGACTAACCAATCTAATCCTTCTACAACTTGGACTAAATTAAGCAAAGACGAAGCAGCTTAAAGGAAAAGAATTATGGCAGATACATTTACTACTAATTTAAACTTAACTAAACCAGAAGTCGGAGCATCGACAGATACTTGGGGAACTAAAATAAATGCCGACCTAGATGCGGTTGACGCAATATTTAGCGGTACTGGTACATCTGTAGCAATCAACTTAGATGGAGCTGTTATTGACAGTTCTGTTATTGGTGGCACTACTGCTGCTGCTGGATCGTTTACAACGCTAACAGCCAGCACATCTATTACAGGAACACTTGCTACAGCAGCTCAACCAAATATTACAAGTGTTGGTACGCTGACAGGCTTAACAACTACAGGCACTATAACTGCAACAGACTTAGTAATAGATACTGATGTTATTGTTACAGATTCTACAAATGACAGAGTTGGTATAAATGAAACTTCACCAGCTACTACTTTAGATGTTGGTGGTAGTATTCACTTTTCATCTGTTTTAAGGGCTACAGGAGATGGTTCTGCTGCTCAACCTTCTATACAGCCTGGAAATGATGCTGATACTGGTCTCTTTAGACCAACAACTAATACGATAGGTTTCAGTACTGCTGGTTCAGAAGCTATGCGTATCGATGCTTCTGGAAAAGTAGGCATAGGAACTTCGAGTCCTTCTAGTTATTTAGCTACTAAATTAGTACTAGGGTGCGGTGATGAAGATGGTATGACTTTAGCGGCTACATCTAGTTCAACTAAACAAAACATATACTTTGCTGATGGCACTTCTGGTTCAGCTAGAAATCGTGGGAATCTAAGTTACGACCATAACTTAGACGAACTATCTATGGGTACGGCAAGTGGTTCACAAAGATTCGTAATGAATAGTTCTGGAAACGTAGGCATAGGAACTACTGACCCACAAACAACCCTTGATGTTACGGGTACGTTTGCTATTTCTAATAGTACCTCTAGTTATTGGAAGTTTGATAGGGATGATTCAGATGGAAGATTAAAGATTAGTGATTCTTCTGTAGAAAGAATGCGTATAGATTCCTCTGGACATGTGCAAGTTGCTAATGGTGGTAGATTTTATTTACTGGCATCTAGTGGCTTTTCGCCTTTTTTAGCTGAAGATTCTAATGATTTACAGTTTTATACTGGTGCTGCGGAAAGAATGCGTATTGATTCCTCTGGAAACGTAGGCATAGGAATGACTCCTAACGTAAAACTAGAAGTAGCAGGTGAAATAAAAGTAAATAGCTCTAATGGTAATGGTTTTAATTTAAATGGTGGAAATGCAATAGTAAGACAAGATTCTGGCATGGCTTTTGAAACTAATAGCGGTGAAAGAATGCGTATTGATTCCTCTGGAGATGTAGGCATAAAAACAACGAATCCTTTAACCACACTACATGTAGAAATAGATGATAGTAATGACCAACTTTTTATAGCTGACTCTAGGGCATATAACACATCTACTCTTGGTGGAATTCTTGGTTTTGGTGGAAAATATAACTCTAGCAGTAATATTACTACATGGGCACAAATACATGGTATCAAAGATAATACTACTGATGGTTCGTTTGCAGGACATTTAAGATTTGCAACTAGAACGACAGGTGCACTAACAGAAAGAATGCGTATTGATTCTTCTGGAAACTTGTTGGTGGGTACTACGAGTGCAACTGGAGCTTCTGCGTCTGGAGTTGCGATTGACCCAAGTACATCAGGCGGTTTTATTGCTTTAGCACACCCAAA